AGCCCTCCCGTCCCCCACTCCATCACGTTTTCGGCTACCGTGCCAGTCAGCGGCTTCCGGGCTACGGTGATAGGCTCCAGCGCGGGCTTGAGGGCGGTGCCCCAGCCTTGCCATTGCTGGGCTTCGGGGGTGGCGGGGTCAGAATATATATATTCGGTTGCAGTTGCCTGCCCATATCGCGCGTTATGTATATTTCCTGCATGGTGTTTTTTTGTCCCCACCACCTTTCGCTCCGCTCCTGCCGCCTTATCAATCGCCTTGCTCACATCCAGCGACTTAGGAAAGCCCGAACCGTACACCCAAGCAATCATATCCCGAATCTCAAAGCCTGCGTCCTCAATCCTTACCGCCATTCGGTGCTGCGTCCTCGTTCCTGCAAATGCAAGAAGATGACCGCCCGGCTTCAAGACCCGAAGGCACTCGGCCCAGACCTCAACGCTTGGCACGTCGTAGTCCCAGCGCTTGCCCATGAACGACAGGCCATACGGCGGATCAGTAACAACAGCGTCAACGCTGCAATCAGGCATAGCACGCAAGACCTCGATGCAGTCGCCGTGTATTAGTTCAGTCATTGAATAGCGGCTGCTCGATTTTGACTTCGTTCTGCTGCTTATCGACTAAGCCAAGAACGCGGACGGCGATGCTGGCATTGTAGACACCTGCGCCGCTGCCCTCGATCATGTCGCGGTCACACGTCGCGCGTATGCGTGTGAGTATGTGGGAGAATTTCTTGTGGTGTTCGCTCTCCTGCCTCTCGTAATCGCGTAGGTCGTAGCATCGCCCCTGCTCCGCAAGATACCCCTCAAAGCCGCGAAAGGTCAACGGACGCTCCCTCTCCCTGTACGCACTTTGCCCCTCCTTGCCGACGAAGTCGTGCTGCAAGTATGGGCGCCTTTTTGTTTCCTCCTTGTACTCACAAAACGCATCCCACATTTCTTCAGGCGTTTCAAAAATCGGTGGTCTTCCTGCTTTCTTCATGCCTCCATGTTTGTAACGATGTCAATGATCTTTTCTATCACCGCAACCTTCGCGTGCATCGCGTTGGGTGCTGTACTGTCTTCGAGCGAATCGAGGACGTTTGACAGGTTTGTCAACAAATGTCCACGATCCTGCCAGTCCAATGCTCGCGCGTCCTGTTCGATTGTGATGTCGGGTTGGTGTGTCATATCTATAAATATCATTCAGTCGCAAATCGTGCGCGAGCGTCCATTGCGGCTGCCATCATCTCCTGCAGCCTTGAAACGGCGCATGATCCACACCACCAGTTCGTCCGTCCGTAGCCGTTGGCGTTGGCGACGTTCTCCAGCATCGACACCTCGCCCGGTGAGAGCGACATCGTCTGCGAGGCGTAGTAGCCGTCGAGCTTGTGCTTCACCGATAGCACCTGCATTGCTTCGTCAAGTGTCATTTCTCCGAAAGTTTAATGGTCAGCACCGTCAGACCGGCAGCGGATAGACCAACCGGTATGGCAAGCAGCCAAGGAAGGCTGGAGGTTGTGATGGTCAGAACTACGCCCCACCAAAACGCAAGACAGGTTAGGCAGGTCAGCGGCTTGCACCTCGCGTAGCGGTAGTACCACGCTGGCAGGACGTTATAGCGGTTCATCGCCAAGGAAGTCATAGTGGCCAAAAGCAATATAGTAATCAGATCCAAGTTCATGTTTTAGTCGTTGTTTGCAGTTGTTGATTGTGTACGAAATTGATCGCCAAGGTATCTTGGTGAGTCGCTCGATGAGTTTCTTGTTACCCAAATCGAGCCAAAGGAGGAATAGCTGCTTGTCGTACGGGTAAGCGCCGGCTTTTGCCCAGCCATCCATGACTTCGAGCGCCCGGTTAAATATCGCATCAGGCCGCTGGTCATACGGCTCATCAGCTGCCTCCAGCTGCTGATCGGCGATTTCTTCACGCAGTTCATTGTGTCTGAAGTCGCGTTGAAATTTAGAGTTGCGACTTCGGTATAGGTTGATCGCCATTCGCACGATGTAGAAGTTGAGGTAGCCTCCAGCGTGCATGGCTTCGATCTTATCGGCTGGCTTTTCATATAATCGGATGACGAGTTCATGTTCGAGGTCAGGCGCAAGGTCATGCGTAGCAAGCTGCCTCGCTATCTGCCGCAGCTTGCCGCTGGTGTACAGCGTTAGTATGATCGTGCGTGCCTCCACATTGGTCGCAAATATACATAGTATCTTTTGGTCTGATGTTGTGGTTCTGGTACGGCCTCACTTTGTCGAGCCACAGGTACTTGCCCTGATAACGCTGGATGTCTTGGATGACTTGAAGCGCATGTTGCACCGTTGAGTAGTGGCGGCGCATCAGTTCGCCCGCCTCCATCAGCGTCAGCTTCATTTTGAACTTGAGCAGGTACATCAGGCACTGCCGCGATTCGGTGATGTCGCGGTGGCGGTCTTGGCTTTGCATCTGACGCAATCCGATCTTAGTGTGCTTGGTCACTTGTTCGGCGTAGTAGTAGAATTCACGTTGTTGTTTGGTCATACGCCCATCAGTTCAATGCCTACGGCGCGGCAGAACTCCGCCTGCGACCTGATAATCTCGTATCGGAAGCCGTGGCTCTCTACCAGCTGCTGCCACTGCTTCTGCGCCTCGCTCTGCCTGCCCTTGGCGACCTTGAACTCAAGGAAGGTTACCGGGTTGGTCAGGTATGTCATATCGGCCACACCTGCGACCATGCCCATCCCTTTCAGGATTGCGCCCTGTATCGCATTGGCGGCGTTGTTGTGGTTCAAGTAGAGCAAGCCGTATTCACGCGGCTTGAGTTTACAGAATAGCTTGAAGCAGGCTTTCTGCAAATTGGCTTCAGAATGGGATGCCATCTTTGTCTTCGGTTTGGTAGAACTGATTGCGTGGGTATTGATAGACCGATTGAACCTCGGCGAAGGTTGTGTAAATATCGATGAATTTCAGTTTACATTCACCGACCATTCCGTTGCGGTTCTTGGCGATTATGATTTCGGTGCTGTCATCCTCAAGCTCTTTGTCGTAGTATTTCGGCCTGTGGAGGAAGGTAACTGTGTCTGCGTTCTGCTCGATGCCTCCGCTGCTGCGTAGGTCGGAAAGCATCGGACGCTTGTTGGCGCGGCTTTCATTGGCGCGTGATAGCTGGCTCATCACGACCATCGGCAGCCTGTGTGCCTTGGCTATGATCTTAAGGTCGCGGGTTAGGTCTTCGAAGAACTGGTTCTGGTTAGCAATGTGGGCAGGTATTGACGGCGTTATGATCTGCAGGTAGTCGACGAATACGACCTCGGCGTTGGTGCGCTGGATGTAGCTTTTGATTTTACCGATGCGCATGTCACCGTCGTCAACCACGGTCATCGGCAGCTTGGCTATTTCGTCGCAGGTCTTGAATAGCTTATCGACCTGCTGATCTGACAGCCGGGCAGGTGTCTTGAGGATCATGGTGTTGTGAACTTCGGCAAGCTGCGAGAGCATGCGCACCACCAACTCTTCGTCGCTCATCTCCAGCGAGAGGAACAGGACGCGTTTGCCTGCCTTAGCCATGTTGACGGCCAGCGACAGGCTGAACGCGGTCTTGCCCATTGCAGGCCGCGCGGCTATGATGTTCAGCGTTGAAGGCATAAGGTAGCCAAGCACGTTGTCAACGGATGAGTAGCCGGTGCTGATGCCTGCCTCTGCCCTGCCTTCGCGTTTGTCTATCAGCTTAGTCATTACGGCTGATGCGGTGCGTTTCAGCGTTGGCAGCTGGTTGCCGGTGAGCATGGCGTCGAGCGCTTCGAGGTTCGAGGTGTGCAACTGCATGATCTCCAGCGATGACATGGCGTTCTGCTTCAGATGTTCGTTTGCGTCGAGTAGCGCCTGTCGCAACTTGCGCTTCACCCAGTCCTCGCAGTGATCCACGAGGTGGGTAGTCAGGTGCGCGTGGCCTGCCGCCTTCATGTCGATCTCGGTTAGTCGTATTGCCATATCCTTCGGAAATCGCTGATCCTTCTTGCAGGCTATTGCCAGCGTCATAATGTCGACAGGCTTATTTTCAATGTACAGCTGTTGCATCACCTGAAACAGTTGCTGCATGAGGGAGTCGTCGAAGAAGTCGACCTTGTTTTCAATGAACGCAATACCCTCCGCCAGCGCGTTGCGGTCTTGCATCATGATGCCTATGATGGTCGTATCGCTCATTGCACTGGAGGTTTACCAAGCTTTCGGCGGACTTCGTTTTCGTAGGCTATCGGGTCTTCCCACGCTTGCTTCTTGGGTAGCGGCTTGACCTCTTGATGCCGCACCCAGTTGCTGAAGTGCCGCTTGTACTCGGTGATGGTTGGGTGCTGCTTATCGATTGACTTCAGGTAATTGTCGAAGTAGACCATCAGCCGTATGACTTCTTCTTTCGTTGTGCTTAGTTGCATGGCAAATAATTCGACGACGGCTTCATCTTCTTCAATTCTGTAATTCTTTAATTCTTCAATTCTTTCATTCGTTAATTCTTTAATTCCTAACTTCTTAACTTCTTTAATTCTTACGCTTCCTTCTTGCTTGTCGTTTGCTTCCGTTTTGCTTCCGTTTTGCTTCTGTTTTGCTTTCTTGCCGTTTTCGTATCGCTTGTTGTTCGCTTCAATAATCGGCTTGATTAGCTTCCAGTATGACCGTGCAAGCGGTGTGATCTCCGCTGGTTCCTCTTGGTTCAAACCGTAGTAGACGATGGCCTTGAGCAGTTCAAACATCAGCGCGTCTGGCAGTTCTTCGATGGCTTCAAGCCAACTGCGGTAAAAGACAAATCCGTGTTTCATGTGTTTATTGTTTAGGTAAAAAAAAGCCCCGACTGGTCGAAGGCAGTCGGGGCAGGCCAAGGTAGCGGCTTTGCTTACGTCATTGATTGGCTTCGACTCCGCTCTCTGACTCTGGTACAAATATACAACATTAAGTCATATTGCGACCTCGCAGGTCGTGTTCATCTGCGACCTTTCGCATCGCGTCAATGATGTTGTTGTCGATGTAGGTTGCAGCCATCGCAAGGTCGTAAAACAACTCCACCAGTTCAGTAGCAGTAAGTTCGCTGTCGTCACTTTCGATGCTGATGCGCTTGCCGTCGATTTGCAGGCTTAGCTTTAAGCCGAGGTCAGAATGGGAGGTCGCTGCCATTGTCTTGGATGTTTAGGTTATTGTGCGATTCTGCCTTCGGCTTGCCAGCGTAGTAGTCCGCGCTGTTCGGCGATGGCTGCTGCTTGACCTGCACGTTGCCGGCCAAGAACTCGCCCTTAGCGCCTTGCTTGCGCCACAGCGCGACTTGGTATTCGACGCCGTTGAGCAGTAGGTTGCCCTTCCACGAGGGAGCGTTGGCATTGTCGGAGTTGTTGGTGAAGACGCTGATGTCGCCGTCTTTCTTTTGGTA